GTCTCATTCCTCTTCATGCACGGCATGGTGATCTATGCCGTCGCCGCGAAGGGCCAGCCCTTCGATCCCGTCACCTATGGCGCAGCCGTCGCCGCGCTTCTGACAAGCGCGGGCGCTGCCATCTTGTTCAACGGGCGCTCCGATGCGCCAAAGGGGAAATCATGAGTGAGGGGAAGGCTATTACACGTCACCTTGTCGCCGATGCATGCGAGGCGGATATCAAGGTGACCATCACAATTGGCGCGGGGCACACGTTTGATCGCGATGAAGCTCGCAAGCGCATCGATCACCTTGCCAGTGAGGCCATGAAGGTAATCGCCGCCGCTCCGGGCATCGATTGCTTGCTCGCCCGCATCAAGGTGAGTGGACGCTAATGGCCATCCCCTATCCCACCCTCGCCAAATGGGCTGGCATTGGCATTCTCGCCCTTGCTGTCGTGATCGGCATCGTGCGCGGTGTCGAAACCGTCAAGGCTTGGAGCGATGCCTACGACGCGCAGCCCGCTCTCACCGCCGCCCGCGATCAGGCGTTCAAGGACCGTGATGCGGCCAAGGCCAAGCAAGCCGCGCAGGCCGATCAGTTCGCCGCGTCACTCGGCGACATCACCGGCAGAATTCTGGCGCTTGAGGCACGGTATGGCGAATTCGAAGCCGCTCTCGCCAAGGCCCAATTCACCATCGACGCCAGTGTCGCCCACTTCAAGGAGTTGACCGCCCATGCTTCACCGAATGCTCTTCCCGGTAGCCCTGACGATTTGCTTATTCGCCGTAGCCTGCTCGACATCATCGCAAATCCCGACACCGGACTACTCACCCGCAGTGGAAGTGGCGACGGCAAAGGTGCATCAGGCCCTGACCTGCGCGGAACCACCGGCAGCGCTGACAGCGTGCCCGGACAACGGCCCGCCGCTGCAAACGTCCACGGGGCCGTGGTGCCCGCCGCCAAACAAGGTGATCGTCGCGGTGCAAAGCGCACCGCTCAAGGACGCAGCCGCCGAAGCCTTGGGCTGGGCTCTCATCGAACGCCAAGGACGATTGAAGCTGAACGCGTGGGACCAGCCTTGCCGGACTGTGTCGTCACCGTCTGTGGTCCCGGCCACTACGGCACAGCCACCGCCCAAGCCTTGACCGAGCTTGCTCAAGCCGCTGTCGCCAAACTCCATGGATGACGGCGACCGTGCGCAACAGCGCGAAGAATTCATCCGGGGCGCCGCGCTGTCGGCCACGCGCCTCAAGGTTACCACGGCGCTCGCCCGCGCGGGCGCTGCGGACTGTGTCGATTGCGACGACCCCATTCCAGAAGATCGCCGCAAAGCCCTTCCCAGTGCCAAGCGCTGTGTCGGATGCCAAGAAGATTTTGAGAAAAGAACGAGGGGTTAGCCGTGAACGAGTTTGTGCAGACATGGTGGCCCGTCGTCTCGACGCTCGCCGTTCTATTCGTCGGAGCTGTGACGTGGTGGGTAAAAATCACAGTCGAGAAGAATGTCGCTACGATGCTCGGCGACATTTCGAAGACCGTTCAAACACACGGCGAACGCATTGCCACCTTGGAGGCTGATCAGAAACTTCTTCCGACAAAGGATGACGTTCACAATCTCAGTCTGAAGCTTGAAGGCGTGAGCGGAGACATGAAGGCGATGAACGAGCGCCTCGACGGAATTGGTGACGAGGCAAAGGCAACACGCCAAGCCATCGACCGCGTACAGGATTTTTTGCTGAACAAGAGGCCGTAATGTCTGATTTTGCGCAAGTGTTGGCCGGGCATCGCAGGATCACCATGCTGCGGCTGATGTCTGATAGCGGCGGGTCTGCCAATGAGAGTACCCTACAAGATGGGCTTGAGATGGTCGGTCTGGAAGCTGGCCTCACGCGTGAGGCATTGCGCGACGATCTAAAGTTTCTCGAAGAGCGTGGTGCGATACAGCTCAAGTGGTACGGCGACAAACTCGTCGTAGCCCACATTACGACGCGCGGTGTCGATATCGCCAAAGGGCGCGTATTTGTTGACGGCATCAAGCGCCCTTCGATTGGGGTATGAGATGGCGCAGCGCTCTACCATCGACCGTTTGCCAGAAGATCAGCAGCAACAGATCAACGCGCTGTGCGCCGATAAGCGCAAGACGCTCGACCAGCTCGTAGAAGAGCTGCAGAAGGTGCAGCTTGATGAGCCTGTGTCGCGTTCTGCGCTAGGGCGTCATCGGCTCAAGATCGAGGAGGTGGCGCAAGCCATGCGCGAAAGCCGCGATATGGCAAAGATGCTTCGCGCGGAAATGGGAGACCTTGCCGACGACGAGCAATCCCAAATCAACTACGAGATGTTGCAGGGTCAAATCTTCAAGGCACAGCGGGCTATGCTGGTCGGAGATGTCGAGCCCGAAAATATGATTAAAGAGCTTCGCCAACTTTCCGATGCGCTCCAGCGTCTTTCCGCCGCTCGCAAGCTCGATACCGACCGCATCATGCGGATCAAACAAGAAGCTGCTAAGGCGACGGCGCAGAAGGCCGCAACGGTCGTTGAAAAGGCTTTGAGGACGGATGCACCGGGGCTGTCGGCCGACACGGTTAAGTCGATCATGACCCAAGTGCTCGGCGTTGCGACATGACTACCGACGACACAATCCCTCGGCACAAGGGACAGGACTTACCCGCCGCGCTGGAAGGGCTTCCGCGCGGCAATCTTCTGCTTAGATATCAGCAGAAGGCGATAGGCCTGCTCAATAGCACGGCGCTCCTCATCATTGAAAAGTCGCGCCGCATTGGTCTGACCTGGGGTGTTGCGTCGTGGGCCGTATTGAAAGCGGCTTTGCGCAAAGGCGATGATGGCAGCGATGTGCTGTACATTTCCTACGCGCAGGAAATGACGCGCGAGTTTATCGATGCCTGCGCCATGTGGGCAAAGGCATATTCGCTCGGGGTTCGCGGCGATACGGAAGAGTACTTTTTCGAGGATCAGGACGAGAACGGCAATACGAAGTCTATCAAGGCCTTCCGCATTCAGTTCGCATCCGGCTTTGAGATTGTCGCCCTCTCCAGCGCGCCACGATCTATCCGTGGCAAGCAGGGCGTCGTCATCATCGACGAAGCCGCATTCTGCGACAAGCTCTCCGAACTCTTGAAAGCGGCGATGGCCCTTTTGATGTGGGGCGGACAAGTTGTCGTTATATCGACGCATGACGGCCTAGAAAATCCCTTCAACGTCCTCATTGATGAGGTCCGAGCCGGACGCAAGCGCGGCGAAGTTCTCCGCATCGATTTCGAAGATGCCATGGCCGACGGGCTCTATGAGCGCATTTGTCTGGTCACCGGCAAAGAGGCAACGCCAGACGGCAAGGTGCAATTCGCCAAGGACATCCGCGACAGCTATGGCGAAGACGCCGAAGAGGAGCTGGACTGCATCCCGAAGGCGGGGTCCGGCTGTTATCTTGACCCTGCTGATATCGCGGCGTGCGAACATGAGGATGCTGGCAAGCCCGAAAAGTACCAGGGCGGTCTTGTCGCCATTGGCCGCGACGTGGCACGCCGCCGAGACTTTGCCGTCATCTGGCCATTTGAGATCACATCGGATGGTCACCTCTGGCTGCGAGAACGCTATGAGGAGAAAAAGGCAACCTTCGCCGAACAGGATGCCGTCTTCGACCGCATGTTTACCGACTACCGGGTTTTGCGCGCCTGCATCGATCAGACAGGCATGGGCGAAAAGGTTGTCGAAGATCAGCAGGCACTAAAGGGCACAGACCGCGTCGTCGGGGTATTGATGACGCCGACAAACCGGCTCAACGCCGCCATCGCTCTCAAGAAGCGCACTCAAGAACACACCATCCATTATTCACCAGACCCGATAATCCGCTCCGACTTCAAGGCAATCAAGAAGTCGAAGGGATCAGGCGACACCGTTCGCCTCGTCAATGACGAGACGGTTCACGCGGATATGTTTTGGGCTGCGGCTCTTGCATGCCTCGCGGCGGAAACCGCAGGGCCAACCTGCCACGGCTTCATCCCCGTCCCGCGTGGCCCCGGCAAGTTCGACATCGGCGGTAACAATCGTGACGACGGCATGCGCATGCGCGCTGACGATCAATATGGCGGCGCAAGTCGCGGCACTTGGTAGGAGGAAGCCATGCTTCCGAAAATGTGGAATAGCCTTGTTGCCTATTTCAAAGGTGACACCGGCAAGCAAGTTCTGGAGAAGCACTCGTCCGGCGCGACGCTGACCGGCGTTCGTAACGTGTTCCACGAGGGCATCAGCCGCAATCTTGATCCGCGCCGGTTGGCGTCGATTATGCGTGAGGCCGATGAGGGTTTCCCTAAGCGCTATATGGAACTTGCCGAAGAGATCGAGGAGAAGGATTTCCAGTATCTCTCGGTACTCGGCACGCGCAAGCGTCAGGTCGCGCAATTGCCCATGACGGTTGCGGTGGCAAAGAACGGCAATGACAACGACAAAGCGATCTCTGAGGCCGTCCAGGAAGACTTGGTCGATAGCGGTGTGATCGACCGCTATATGTTCGATATGCTGGATGCTGTTGGTAAGGGTTATTCTCTCGGCGAGAACATCTGGGACACGATCGGCCCTCGCTGGAAGCCTGCACGTATCGAGCATGTTGATCCGCGCTTCGTCAAATTCGACCGCGAAACCCAGCGCATCCCCATGTTGCTCGGTGACAACGGAGAAGACGAGAGCTTACCCGCATTCAAGTACGTCTATCTTGAGCTAAAGGCCAAGTCCGGCATTCCGGTGCGCGGCGGCATTGCCAGGGCTGCGGCCTGGTGCTGGCTGTTCAAGAACCTTGGCATCAAGGACTGGATACAGTTCGCCGAAGTTTATGGCCTGCCGCTGCGGCTCGGAAAATATCCCAACGGTGCCAGCGACAGCGACAAGAAGGAACTTTTGCTCGCACTGGCGTCAATTGCCTCGGATGCGGCGGGGATCATCCCCCAAAACATGAATATCGACTTCGTCGAGGCCGCTAATAAGGGATCGTCGGCTGACCTCTTCGAACGGCTCTGCCAGTATTTTGACCAAGCCGAGAGCAAGATGGTTCTGGGACAAACCGGAACGACCGACTCAACGGGGGCCAAGGGGCTTGGTAGCGGCACCGAGCATTCAACTGTGCGCGAAGACATCGAGCGCGCTGATGCCAATGCCGTATCGGCTGCGCTCAATGAATATCTGGTCAAGCCCTATGTGATTTTGAACTTTGGCCCGCAGCCGCGTTATCCCTGGCTTCGGATCGGTCGCGATGATGTCAAAGACGCGACGCTCATGCTGACCGCCGCCGAAAAGCTCGTGCCACTCGGTTTTCGAATTGCACAATCTGACATCCGCTCCGCAGTGGGCTTTAACGAGCCCAAGGACGGAGACGAATTGTTCCAGCTGCCAGCCTCAGCGCCTGCACCCTTGGCACTCTCTCCAAACCCAGCCATGGCGAGGGCCCTTGCATCTGCTGGCAAAGGTGATGGCATTGATGCCATCGTGGAACAGATGCTGACTGACTGGGAGCCCAACATGGCGCCGATCATGGGGCAGATCGAAGCCGCCATCGCCGCCAGTTCCAGCTTTGAAGAGGCCAAGAAGAAGATCGCCGAGATTGACCCCGACATGGCACGCTTCGCAGCGGCGTTGGCGTCGGCAAGGTTTCAGATGGTCGGCGGCGCCATTGTCGGCGATCAAGTGAAGTGAGGCTATGCCCCTTCTAACCGCCCGCAATATCGATCCGCAAAGCGCGTTAAAGGCGTTTCAAACACGCCTTGACCAACCGGCGCCGGAATACTCATGGCTTGATGTGTGGAACCACGAGCATTCATCCACCTTTACGGTAGCGAAGACGGCAGGCCATGATGTGCTTGCCGATATTGGCGTATCGCTTAAAGACGCGATAGCGAATGGCGAGACCTTAGACACATGGTCGAAGAAGCTAATCCCGACATTGCAGGAGAAGGGATGGTGGGGGCGTGGCCCGGCATTAGATCCCGTAACCGGTGATGCAGTCGAAGCGCAGCTCGGTAGTGTTCGCCGCTTGCAGATCATCTACGACACCAATCTGCGTCAGAGTTATGCAGCGGGTCGCTGGTTAGAGATTGATCGCAACAAGCAAGATGTGCCGTACCTAATGTACAAGCACAATGCCTCGATGCATCCTCGCATCGAGCATGAGGCTTGGGACGGCATTTGTTTGCCCGTCGATCACGAATGGTGGCTGACGCATTATCCGCCCAACGCGTGGTGCTGCCATTGCAGCGTCATCCCGGTATCGCAAATGCAGTTTGGCCGCCTTGAGAAGTCGGGCCGCATCAGCACCGACGCGCCAACCACCATCTTGCGCGACTTCACCAACCGGCGCACCGGCGAGATCACGAAAGTCCCGCACGGTATCGATCCGGGCTTTGGCTACAACTCTGGAATCGCGCTACTCCAGGCGCTGGCGCAAGCCGCCTAATGCCAGTCCGAATCCGCCTGCTCGCCGCCTTCCAGCCCTTAACTATCCGCTCTAGGGATAGGTGGGGCGGCGATCCCTGGTGTCGGGCGGAAGGGACCGCCCCCAGAAATGGCGCTCCAGGGCTCTTGGGGACCGCCCGTGGCCACCTGGAGCCAGAACTGACCGAACCGGGCTGTCAGCTTTTCAAAAGCCTTTCAAAAACGATTTCTCCCCCCGTCCCGACCCGGCATTTTGCCCCGGAGGGAGTTTTACCCTCCCAAAGGACCAAAATCGGGGGTATGAGGGGTGCGTTCGGGCTGCTTCGGAGCGCCCCGCCGCCTGCCGAAAAGGCCTTGGCCTAACCCACCCCTCATAACCCCACCCTGCCGCCGAAATTTTTCAGCGGCCCGAGCATGCCCGGCCCCGTGCATGGTCCGGGCATGAATTCACGTCTCATCACACCCGACATTGCGGTCGCGCTCTGCGCTTCACAGCATAGCGACGCGCTAGAAGTCGCCATCTGCTTTGGTGCCGAGCTGGTCGTCACCGATGGACAAGCCCCGCAGTGGGTGCAGCTTCTGCCGGTCGGTGAGATTACGCCCGTCGATGGGCGTGAGCCTTGGACCTGCAACAATCCTGACGCCGTTATCGCCGCATCGCAGTCGCGCCTCGCGCGCATGCAAACCGACTATGACCACGGCTCTGACACAAGTGGTTCTTCGCGCGCCGCTGGCTGGATCAAGGAACTGAAGGCATCCGGCCCCAATGGCGAGCCCGGCATCTGGGCGCGCATGGACTGGACTGAGGCGGGCGGCAAGGCCGTCGCCTCCAAAGAGTATCGGTTCCTGTCGCCGGTTTTCAATTTCCGCAAGGACACGCGCCAGGTCACCGACATTTTGCGCGCCGCCCTCACCAACAATCCAGCGCTGGTTATGACGGCGCTGGCATCGGCGCAGCCGATCATCCCCCCAACCAAGGAGAATATGGTGGATCTTACGAAGTTGCTGAAGCTGCTCGGGCTTCCCGATACAGCGACGGAGGCGGATGCGACTGCCGCCATTGAAGCGATGTGCCAGGACGCCTCGGCTATGGCTTCCACCAAAAAGGGCGTCTGCTCGATCTTGGCCGCCGCTGGTCTGACCGCTGACATCGCCAAGTTCGATGACACCGTCGCAACCGCGATCTGCACCAAGCTGAAGGTCGCGGGCGAGAGCGATACCGCCACGTTGTCCGCTGACCTCACCACGGCGCAGCTGCGCATTTTGGAGCTGGTAGGGAACGCCGAAACCAAGACCGCTGAACAGCGCATCGAAGCCGCGCTTGCCTCGCAGCAAATCACGCCTGCGCAAAAGACCGACGCTCTTGCGCTTTGCAAGCGCGATCCCGCCGCCTTCGATGCCTTCATCGCCAAGGCCGTTCCGGTGCTGACGCCCGGAAAGGTCACGCCGAGCAAGAAGGTCGGGGCCGATAACGGTCTCTCCGAAGAGGAAGCGGCGGTCTGCTCGTCGCTCGACATCAAACCCGAAGACTACAAGGCCACGGCGAAAGCCATGGGTTACGAGGAATAATCGCACATGACAGCTCTTTCCAAACCCCGTCAGACGCAATCGCGCAAGCGCGCCAGCGATGTCCTCGGCCTTGCCGCCAATGTGAAGCTCTATGCAGGAGCGCTGGTCGTGCTCGACGCGAGCGGCAATATCAAACCTGGTGTTACCGCTGTCGGTCTTATGGGTGTTGGCGTCTCGCGCGACACCTACGACAACACCGGTGGCGCTGCAGGCGCCGTCGCCGGCGAATACGAGATCGGCATCTTTAAGTTCGCGAACTCGACCTCAACCGATCTGATCACCAACGCGGACATCAAGAAGACCGCCTATGTGGTCGATGACCAGACCGTCGCCAAGACCAACGGCACCGCAACGCGAAGTCCCGCTGGCATCATCGTCGGCGTTGATCCGACCGATGGCGGCGTCTGGATCGACTTCACTGCTGGCAACATCGCCTAAGCGCGAAAAGGAGAGTTACGTGGTAAAACCAAATATCGTCCGTGGTAGCCAAGTTCGCGCCATTGGCGTCGGCTTCCAGACCCGCTTCCAGGGCGCATTGGCGTCGTCCAAATCGATCTGGCAGCAAATTGCAACTGAGGTTCCTTCGGAAACCTCCGAGGAAGATTACGGCTTTCTGCTCGACCTCCCCGATGTTCGTGAATGGGTGGGCGACCGAAGGATCAATGAGTTTGCTGCCGCCGGTTACACGATCAAAAACAAGGACTGGGAACTGACCTTCGGCGTGGATCGCAATGCGATCCTCGATGACAAGATCAGCCTCTACGGCAAAAAGATCGATATGTTCGCCGACAGCACCGGGCGTTCCTACGACAAGCTGATCTTCCAACTGCTCGTCGCGGGCTTCACGACCGCCTGCTACGACACCCAATACTTCTTTGACACCGATCATCCGGTGCTCGACGCTAATGGTGTCGAAACCCAGTTTGCCAATACCGATGGCGGCGCGAGCTATCCGTGGTTTTTGGCAGTTACCGGTATGCCGCTGCTCCCCGTCATTCTGCAGAAGCGCCAGGACTGGCAGTTCACCGCCATGGACAAGTCCGATGATGAGCGCGTCTTCATGGACAAGAAGTTCCGTTATGGCGTCGATGCACGTCACAACGTCGGCTACAGCCTGCCGCAGCTCTGCTGGGGCTCCAAGCAGACGCTCGATGTGGCGCACTTTAATACGGCGCGCCAATCGCTGCTCAACATGCCCAAAGACGGCGGCGGCAAAATCGCGCCCAGCGAGTTCACGTTGTTCGTTGGCCCCTCCAACCTCGCGGCGGCGGAAAGCATCATCGAGGCGCAAAACCTCGCCAACGGTGCCAGCAACACGAACTACAAAAAAGCCAACCTCGTTACGGTGCCGTATCTCGGCTAACGCAAACTGAGCGCAGGCGTGATGCACGCCTCGCGGCTCCATTGAGGACAATATGCCGAAAGAAGAAATCATCAAAGTCGACGGCCCGCTCAGCAAAGCGAGCAAGCCCGCTTCCGGTGCCACCCGCGTAGTGCGTGTTTGGGCAAAGGTCGATGGCTTTCGCCGGGCTGGTATCAAGCACAGCGCCGAGTCTGTGGACCATCTGGCGTCCGAGATCAGCGATACCCAGTACGAGCAGCTCGCCGCCGAGCCCAAGCTCGTGGTGCTGGTTGTGGACAAGATCGGTGATGAAAAGCCCGAGAAGAAATAACCCCGCGAGCGAAGAAGGGCGCACCGCCTGTTCGCGGTGGAACCAGAGGCTAAAGCCCTCGCCCATGTGAAAGCGTAAGGGGGCGGTGATCGGACAGGATCGCCGTCCCCGCCTTGATCGGATGCCCAATGGCCTACGCCTCCAAGCAAGACATGATCGACCGCTACGGCGCCGAAGAACTGGTCGGCATCACCGACCGCACCGGCGCCAATGTGATCGATGATGCCGTGCTGTCCAGCGCACTGGAGAATGCGACGGCTGAGGTCAATTCCGAAGCCCGGCTGAATGGCGCCATCACGGTAACCGATCAGCTCACGAACCTCACTTGTGCGATTGCGCGCTACCACCTCACAGATCCCTGCGCCGAGCGTGTGCGTAAGGATTATGAGGACGCCATCACCTTCCTGCGCCGCGTGGCCGATGGCCGATCAACGCTCGCCGGTCAGAATGCCGAGACGCCAGCCGCTGCTGGCAATGATGCCCCGGTTTTTGTCTCGCCACAGCGTCAATTCACGCGCGACAGCTTAGGTGACTTCTAATGACCGGCGCTGCCTTTGAACTCGTCTGGGATGACGAACCGCTGAGACAGGCGGCGCGGCGCCTCATGACCTTTGGGGACGCTTACGCCCATCGCATGTGGGACGCTATCGGCCATTCGTTGGTCAGCTATGCCCAAATGCGTTTTGAAGAGCAGGTCGATCCGCAAGGTACTCCCTGGAAGAAATCCCAGCGCGCCATCCGCGAAGGCGGGCAGACGCTTTATGACAAAGGGTTTCTCTTCGCGAGCGAGACCTACAACGTCATCAATAATGCCGGTGTCGAGCAGGGCTCCAACCGCGTCTATGCGGCGGCGATACAGTTCGGTGCTGACATTACCAGCTACGAACGCGGTCAGCAGATCTACCGCAACACGAACAAGGCCGGGGAACTGAAACCGGGCTTCGTCAAGAAGTCGAAGGCCAACTATGCCAACTGGGTTGTGGTGCCAGAGCACAAAATCCACATCGATGCGCGACCCTATCTTGGCCTCAGCGAAGCCAATGCTGTCGAAATCGTGGCCATCGCGCAGCGCCATGAGAATGCGGCCCTGTTGGGAGATCGCCCATGATGCGTGTTGCCGCCGTCATTGACCGGCTTAAAACGCGGCTCGTGAACATCAATGAGCCCATCCTGCGCAACGTGTTGGGCGCAGGACTGATGCCGTCCATTCCGACCGTGCTCAAATTTACGAACACGGCCTATGTGCTACCCAAGGGTGACTACCCCGGCGACAACACATCGGGAACGATGGATGTCAGCCAGCGCACGCGTAAGACCGTGAGCGTGTTGATCGGTTTTGTGCGGATGAACCAGCGTAAGATTGGCGACCTCGACAGCGTTGAAGATGTCACCGAGGCCGTGAAGGCCGCGCTCGTGGGCTGGCTTCCTCCCGGCGAGCAATCGCCCGTCATCTATGGCGGCGGCGGTATCGCCTTCCAAGACCTCGAAACCGGAATTCTGATCTGGGGTGCGGACTATGTCTGCCCCTATTACGTGGAGAATTGAGCCTGATGGAAACTGACAAGACAGAAGCACCACCACACATCACTGCCGGAGCGCTGTTTCGCAGCATCGAACAGCTGCCGTCCGATCAGCAAGTGGTGGTCTTTGCCCAATCGCAGAAAGAGCGCGAACGCCTTATGGCGCTTTCGAGCGCCGACCGCGCCAAGGCAATCGATGCGCTGCGCGCCAAGACGGTGGAAGTTGTGAGCGCACCCATCACTGAGCCGGTGACGGAACCCGCCGCCGATATTCCTGCCAAGAAGGGGAAATAGCCCATGTTGTTGAGCAATCAGGCCACCTTGCAAATCGGTCTCGAAACCACGGTGGGCGTTGACCCGACGCTGGCAACTACGACCGGCATCCTGGCCAAGAACATCTCTATCGATCCGAGCCAGGGCAAATACGACGACGGCCAGAAGGCCGATGCCGACTTTGGCGCCGACGCCGACGACTGGACCGGCAAGTATATGACGATGTCCTTCGATATTCCCTTCGCGGGGGCTGGCGCCGCCGGAACTGCTCCGGGATATGGCATCTGCCTGAAGGCCTGCGATTTTGTCGAAACCGTCACGGCGGGTGTCAAAGTTGCCTATACCACCCAAAATTTTAACCGCACCACTTCGAAGAGCGTGGCGATCTATTTCAACAAGGGCGGCTTGAAGTTCATGTTGCTCAGTGGGCGCGGCACAGTGAGCCTCGCCTTCGCGGCCAATTCCAAGCCGATGCTGAAGTTCTCATTCACGGGGCTGTGGGCCAAGCCAACCGACACAGTAATGCCGGACATCAACACCGCCAAGGAAGCCTTCCTGCGGGGTATCGAGGTGAACAAGGCCAATACGACCTTTTCCTTCCACGGCTTCACGCCGGTGCTCAATAGCTTGGACATCGACCAGGGCAACACGGTGGCCTTCTCCGATATGCCAAACGGGGCGTTCATCGATATCACCGGGCGCAGTTCGAGTGGCAAGATCACCTTCGAATATCCCAGCGTTGCGACCTTCGATCTGATGGATCGTGCCGTCAAGAACACGCTCGGCGCTCTCTCGCTCAGCCACGGGCTCGTCGCGGGCAATATCGTCAAGGTCGATAGCCTGCTGACGCAGATCAAGCAGCCAAAGCTCTCCGATATTGATGGCAAGGTCTTCTGCCAAGCCGATCTTGGCTTGATCCGTGCCACGACCGGCAATGGCGAACTCACACTCACGGTGCAATAATATGACATCTCCCAAAATGTTCGTCTTCGCCGAAGACAAACCGGGCCGTTCGATCCTGTGGCCCTGCATGATTGCTGTGCCGCTTAGCGGCGGGCTTATCGAAGAGCGCCTGCTGATTGCGCGCTTCTCGCTGGATCTCATTGCCGAGACCGCGCATGAGGCGCTCATCACCGAGGCCAATACCGCGCTCAAGTCTGTCGATACCCATATCACGAGCAAGGTGCTCTTGGGCTTTGACGGCTTCACCAACGACGGCGGCACTACCATTCCCGATGACGTGGCGATCCCCTTCATGATGGCGCTGCCCTACGCCGTGTCCGGTCTCATGAAAGGCTACATGGAAATGCGGGCGGGGCGCGCCGCAAAAAACTCCGTGACGCCGTCTGCTACCTCTTAGGCGAGGACGCGGATGGCGGCCACGACCTCGATGACGCCGAACTGGCGCGAGAGTGGAAAGAGCAAGGGTACAGCCCGGAGCAGATCAAGGCTGCGCTGGGCAAGCAGGAAGCAAAGAGTGAGAGCTCCCGTGCGTTTGAAGTCGAGCCGGAAAATAGGAATGCCGTGCGGCTCTTCAACCGCATGCAAACCCAATGGAACGTCGAGACGGTCGTTGCGGGCCGGGTGTTCTTCACGCGTCACCACGGCCTCAAATACGAGGTTCTTCCTGCCATGGCGGGCGGTCTCGCAATCGCGGTCGATGAATGCCTGCTGGACGCCATCGGCTTCATGGAAGGCGAAGCGCTGCGGATCTTCGACGCCCGCGCCACAGCGGCCCTCAAACGGGTCTAAAATGATCTTTGAAGGGGCGGGCGCATGAGCAGTTCCGGCTCACTGGTCGCGCGCCTCGTCCTGACCGGCGACAACAAGGGCATCGTTGCGGCTGCCGAAGGCACAACCGTTGCCCTTGACCAGACCAAGCGCAAGATTGTCGAAACCGGTGCCGCTGCCGCTGGCATGGCGGCGGAGTTCAACGCGAACGCTATAGCGATCAAAGGGCAGACCGAAGCCACCGTGATGGCTAATGCCGCCATCACCGCCGGGGCTGAGACCAAGCGGGCCGATATCGTGGCGCTGACGCAGCAAGCCGCTGCCGGTGAAGCCGTCACCAACCGTGTCCGCGCCATGGCGGCAGCGCAAACTGAATACAACGTCACCATTGCCCAGGCCCGCACATTGCTCGCCTCGGCCACCATCACCCAGTTGGAATACACAGAGGCTGTCAATGCAGCTTCGGTGCAACTTGCCCTATCGCGTGCAGCATCCAATACGGGCACTGCGGCCATGATTGCCGAAAAAGATGCCGCCATAGCAATTGGCGCTGCGCTCGGTGGCATGAACATAGAAGCCGAGACTGCCGCGATGGGATTGGGTCGTGTTGAGGCCAATCTTGCCAAGCTCGGTAAAGCAGGCGGCGTGCCGAGGGCTATCATCGGTCGCACCCGCGCTGCGCTTGCCGCGATCCCGGAAGTTATCAGCGCATTTCCGCTGATTTCCGCTGCGGGCGCAGCAACTGCCGCCGTGGGCGTCCTCGCCGCCGCAGAACAGAGCTATGAGGCATCTATCGGTGGACTGAATGTGACGCTCCAAGCACATAGTTTGGCCGTTGCGGGAACTAGCGGGGAATATCTGAAGCTCACTGGTGATATCGCAAAAGCGTCAAATGTCTCCATACGATCCGCTCGCGAAATCGAGGCGAGCTTTGCCGATGCACATGTTGATAAATCGCTTTGGAACTCCGCCGCTGCCATGTCTAAGGACTACGCCGCAGTGCTGGGTATCAGCGTTCCCGAGGCCGCGCAGAAGGCTGCGGAGGGAATGCAGAAGCCCTACGAATGGGCCGTGCAGCTGACACAGCAGTATGGGCTGTTCGATCAAGCTACGCTGCAACAGATCCGCGATTTGACCGAAAGCGGTAAGATAATGGACGCAAATAAGGTCATTATCGGTGCCATGACGGCACGGTTCAAGGATGCGACCGATCAAACGACGCTTTGGGGACAAGCGTTGAACTGGACGAGCAAGGCGGCTTCCGATTTTTGGGAAAGCATTGGCCATCATGCACGTGGATTTGCACCTGAAGAGCAACGAGATATTCTTCAAAAACAACTCGACGGAGCTTTGAAAGACAATCCCAATGGATACCGAACAACACAGATTGCAAATTTACGCGGTCTGATCGCGGCACTTGATAAAAAAATCGCTGACGCTGGGGGCAAAGCCAAAGCTGATAAAAACATCGAAGCGCGCAATACAGAAGCTGTGGCCATTAGCGGCCTCGTGAACGGCTACACGACCAACCCCTACGATCAAAAGCTCCGCGATCTTAATTCCCAGAAGGCCCGCATCGAGGCGGCTTATTCCAAAGGCATCACTGCCACCGACGCTAACGGCAATACTGTCAGTAAAGAAAAGGCGCTCGCCGCTGTTGGCGCGGAAATCACAAAGGTCACAAAAGAGCGCGCCGATGCGATGCGGGCACTCAATGAGGTCGAAAAACAGCATTACGAAAAAATCAAGCAACTGATCGCCGGTTCTGGTCAGGCGATCGCGCAGGCTAATCTCGAAACCGCCAGTGCCGTTGGCCGGACTGAAGCCTATCAACAGGGCTCAGTTGCGCTAGAGGCCTTCAACGATCAGCAGGAAATCGCAAAGGCGTCGCTGTCTTATACGACCGAGCTTAGTTTCGCACACGGCAAGGCTGTCCAGCAGCTGACAGACACCATCGACAAACTCACCGAGGCAAAGAAAAATCAACTCATAGCTGACAAGGCGCTCTCTGCAATGCAGGAAGCTGACCAGCAGATCGGTTCCGCCAGCGGCTATATGGATGATGCACTACAAAATGCTCGCCAAGAGGCTCTTCGGAAAAAGGCAAACGACCACTATGTAAGGCTCAGCAAGGATCTTGCCGCCGGGAAGAATTTGGCGAAGGACAAAGGAGAGCCAACTGAGGGCTACGACGCAGCTCAAGCAAAGTTGGACATGGCCTTCAGTCACAGTCTGAAAGAGGCGGATGACGAAGATCTTCGCAATCGTCGTGACTGGGCCTCTGGCGTCATCCGCGCCAACCAAGAGGTACTTCGCTCTTATAGCGATTTCGCCTCTCAGAGCGAGGGCTTCATCAAGGGCTGGGCGCAGCAAGGTGAGGATGAATTCCTCGCATTCGCCAAATCCGGCAAGCTGAGCATTGGAAGCCTCGCAAGCTTTGTCGAAGACCAGTTCCTGAAAATGGCGTATCAGCGCTATCTCGCCACCAGCGTGAATAGCATTGGTAACAGTGCGCTCGGCTTTATGGATAGTGCTCTTAGCGGCCTTGGCAGCATATTTGGTGTAAGCGCTGGTGTGCATCACGGTGGCGGACGCGCTGGCTCTGCCGCCATGATGCGTGATGTTCCGCTCGCTCTCTATTACGCCGCTCCCCGCTACCACACCGGCATCGACAAGGTGATCAAGCAGGGCGAAGTCCCCGCGATCCTCCAGGTTGGCGAGCGTGTTGAAACGGCAGCGCAGGCTAATTCGACGGACCGCATGATCGCGGCCTATCAGCAATTGCAGTCGCGTCCCGTGGTCAACCTTTTGCCGGTGCAGGCAAGCGGGTCAAGCGGCACGACGGGGAACCCAGCTCCCAAGGTCGAAGTCCATAACCATGGCGAACCGATGCAGGTAAGCCAGCAATATGATCCATCATCGAACACGATGCGCGTTGATCTGCGGCGCGACTTAGGCAAGGCCGTGGCGTCAAGTATCGAGGCTGGTTCTGCGGATAAGGCGCTTAAGCGCTATGGCGCCTCTCCGCTTCTCACGCGGAGGCAGTGATGACCGCGTGGCCCGCTAACCTTCCCGAACCGTTGTTCAAGGGATTTTCTCGCGCTCCCGGTCGCCGGGGGCGGCGCTTTGAGGTGGATGAGGGCCCGGCCAAACAGAGCATGACGACAACCGCTGCTCTGTCACGTGTCACGCTCGTCTACAAATGCACAAAGACGGAAGAGGCCAACCTTCAATCATTTGCTGCTGATCCGAATGGCGGAGCGGGTGGCGGTGCATGGTTCACCTTTACGCAACCCTTCACGCGCGCGATTGTGAATGCGCGGTTTATCATCGGTAGTGAGCCTGCTACCGCAGAAAACTCTCCCTACTTTATGGTGACGGTCACCCTTGAGGTGGACGCATGGTAAGCGAATATTTTGCCACAGACGCTAACCAGGATGTGAGCGCCGACCCGCGTTTGGCGCTGCTAACCATCACCCATGCCAGCCTCGATCAGCCGATCCGACTGGTGCTGAACGGTGAGGACTTTGTTTCTCGGGGGGTGACATATCGGTTTGCTCCCTTCGAGTTAACGCCTCCAGAACAGACAAAAGACGGCGTGCAGCCCGCGCGGCTTCGGATTGAGAACATCAGCGGTGAGATCATCACGGTCCTGCGCACGGCGGCTGGCACGAGCGAGCCCCCACAAGCAAGCTGGGAGCTGGTGTTTGCGTCCGCCCCCGACATTGTCGAGAAGACATGGCCGGGTCTGGTCTTTCTCGACGCACATTATGACGACAGCATTGATGTCAGTTTGGGGATGCCAGACCTGACGCGCGAGCCGTTTTCACAATACCGCTTCACACGCAAGACCCATCCGGGGCTCGTCTATTGATGGGCACTCTCAAAGCGCAATGCGCAAAATATGTGGGCGTGCCGTTCCTGGAGCGGGGCGCAACGCCTGATGGCTGGGACTGTTGGGGCTTGGTGCAATGGATTGCCAGGAACGATCTGGGCAAAGATTGGCCGAGCTATGAAGAGGTCTATGCGCGCCTTGCGAGCTACGACAAGACCAATGTTGAAGCTGTCACCTCTCTGGTCATCGGAGAATGGATGCGCCTGACGGCCCCTTTGGAAGGCTGTGTAGTTGGCTTTGACAAGCGTGGTGTAGCGGAGGAGCCGCGCCTCTATCACGTCGGTTTGGTTCTGAATGATAGCGAGATGCTGCACGTCCAGAAAAACGCTATCGGCGGCACGGTCATTGTTCCGTTCCGTTCGTTCTCCCACGGGGCGTTCATAGCTGGGTTCTGGGAGCGGTTATGAGCAGCGCGAAACCAAATGTCATCTGTCCGGTTGTTCTTGGCAAACGCCGCGTGATGCCAAAACTTGCAGCCTCGACCTGGACGGATGTGTTCGAAGGCGATGTCAATCTAACGGTGATCGTGCCGTTTCACTCCTTTGCCCCTAGCGCCTTCGTCGCTGGGTTTGGGGAGCGGCTATGACCATCACCGTCCAGATAGCCGCTCCCATCGGCGGCCGCCGCAAGACGCTCGATATCGCCGAACCGTTGACACTGGCGGATATAGTCGATCGCGCGGTTGAAGCCGGGCTTATCGAGTGCGACGAACTGGGACGCCTACGAACCTATGTCAATCGGGCTGAAGTCCTGCCTGATGAGCGCGAGACCATCGTGCCGCTTGCGGGCGATTATGTGCTGCTCTACCCGACGCCGCAGTATGAAACCATCGCGATGGCGATCTCCTACATCGTGGCGGCTCTAGCGCCTGCCTCGATCACAGCCACAATCACCTCGGCCTTCGGTATCTCCTCGCTTGCCGCCGCCCAGGCGATATTTGGCCTTGTCGCGATGACTGAAAGCGCCGCGCTTGGCATGGCAGGAAGCCTAGTGTCGCGTCTTTTGGGTGGTGGACGCTCTGGTGGCGCAAGCACCTACGGCATCTCGGGATCATCAAATAATGCGAACCCTGATGGCATTTGCCCCGTCGTGTTGGGCAAGCGGCGCGTGGTTCCAGGACTGGCGGCGTCAACTTGGACGGAAACGGTCGGCGACGATGTCTACTTGCGCATGTTGGTGCAATGGAGCGTCGGACCCGTCCGCCTCAGCGACCTTAGGATCGGCGAGACGCCGCTCAGTATTTTCAATGACGTTGAGGTGCAGCACCGATTACAGCCATCCGATCCCTTTCCATCACTTTACAACCGTGTGGTGCGCGAAGACACCTATGGCACTCTCCAACTCGTTCATGACAACGGCTGGGTTACACGACAGACCCAGGTCGATACGACCGAGATCAGTATCGATCTTGCGTGGCCGAACGGTCTGGCGTGGAACGGCAAGGATGAAGCGCGATGCGATATGCATATCCAGTATCGCCCTATCGATACAGCTACGTGGATCGATGCCCCAGTCGGAGATGCGGGTGTCATAAAATATCTGGAAGCCAAAGCGCAGCCGTTCCGCCGCAACATCTCATGGGCTGTCGCCAAGGGGCAGTATGATGTGCAGATCCTGCGAGTTTGGCCGGATGCTGGTGACAATTATCCGCGCCTGCAAGATCAAGTGTTTTGGACCTGCATGCGCTCGTTCGGCGAAGGTCTGCCAGTAATCGGCGATAACTTCGCCCTAACAGCCTTGCGCATCCGCGCCACAAATCAGCTCAATGGTCAGATCGCCGAATTGAACGGCATCGTTGAGGCGCTAATTCCAACCTGGAATGCAACAGCGGGAGAGTTCACCGGACAGGATGCCTCCAGCAATCCCGCAGATCAGCTCTCCTGGATCGCTCGGGGTCCAGCTAACGCACGCCCGCTGATCGGTCGCTTCAATGTCGCAAATATCGGTGCCTTTGCCGAAACCTGCGCGGTGAAGGGATGGAAGTGCGACACGGTCATCGATACCGAGATGAGTGTCGAACAGGTGATGACGCTGGTGGCGCTTTCCGGTCAGGCGTTGGGAACGCCGTGGGACGAAGGCCAGCTGACCGTCTCCATCGACAATGAGCGCACCGCACCTGTGCAGCTGTTCTCAGGCCGCAACGTGTGTAATTTCTCGGGCTCTATCGTGTTTCCCGAGGCCCTACATGCAGTGAACGTCAGTTTTTTCGATGCGGCTTCTGGCTATCAGAAAGAGGTGCGCACCGTTTATGCCGATGGCTACGACGCCAGCACCGCCTCGGCAATTGAGGCCATCCATACCGATACCAAGACGGACGCGGCTGAGGCCTATGTCTACGGCTGGCGCTATATCCAGAGCCGCACGCACCGTCCTGAAACCTATGAGTGGGATTGCGACCGCGAAGGCCTCGTAGCGCCGTGGGGTTCGCGCGTGGACGTCGCCCACACCCGCATGTTGGTGGGCATTCGCGGAACCCGGATAAAACAGGTGTTGACGCGAGTTAGCGATGGCTATGTCACGGGCTTTGTGATCGACGAAATCGTGCCGATGGAGGCCGGTACCAACTACGTTTTGAAGCCACAGCGCGGATCATCGGTAGGGCTTTTGCAGATCGTCACCGTGGCCGGAAACACCGACACGCTGGTGTTGTCCACGCCTCTTTCTCCAGATCAGGCGCCAGTAGCGGGGAATCACTGCGTATTTGGTATAGCTGGCAAAGAGACGCTTGCGGCGCTGGTAACGGGGATTGCCCAGAAGGCCGACCAAACGGTGCATCTTACCTGCGTTCCGTATGCGCCAGAGCTGCAAGCAGACGGTGGCACGATCCCCGCGTGGGATCCGAAGATTACATCGCGCGCAATGGCTGAGTCGGTCGCCACTGGTCACGTGACGCAAGTGGTGCGCCGCGCCGTGGACGATGAAACCATCACGCGGTTGGCGAACGATCCAGTACCCGACGGTTACATCACAAACGACAAGATCGCCGATGGTACGATTGATCCGCTCGCGAAGTTCATCGCTGGCATGGAAGCGATCAAGGTAGTCACGGGCGCGGCACTGCCGACCACGAAGATCACAAACACGATATTCTGGACCGTGACGTGTAAGCAATACACCTGGGACACCGCGTCAGGGCAATACAAAATCAAGATCGACACCAGCGATCTTACTGGGTCGATAATCGCCGCGCAGATCGCTGATGCCTCTCTCACCACGGCGAAATTCGCCGCAGGTATCGAGCCGGTAACGATTGTCACGGGCACGACGGTCCCGACCGCCAAATCCACCAGTACGATCTTCCTCACGGGCACCGGAAAGATATATCGCTGGAACGGATCGACCTATGTTGCGACAGTCGCAACGACAGATCTGTCGGGAACCATCGCATCAGCGCAAATAGCGGATGCGGCTCTCACCCTGACGAAGTTTGCCTCTGGCATAGAGCCGATCACGATAGCTACTGGATCGCTGCCCACAACGAAATCGACAAGCGCCATCGTGTACGGTGGTGAGCTGTATCGCTGGTCCGGGACAGCCTACGTCAAGACGGTCCAGACGACAGACCTATCCGGCACGATAATCGGGCCGCAGATCGCCGACGCGGCCATAACCACTACCAAATTCGCGTCCGGCATCGAGCCGGTGTCACTCGTGACTGGGGCCCTGCCCACAACGAAGTCGACAAGCGCCATCGTATACGGTGGTGAGCTGTATCGCTGGTCCGGGACAGCCTACGTCAAGACGGTCCAGACGACAGACCTATCCGGCAC